GATAAAATATTAAAAAAGTAAAATTTCCAAAGTTTTTTTTTTAAACTATTTAACTTTTCTTCTTTTCCAGGTATTTATTGTATATGGGGTCTTAACAGCGTTTCACTCCCCAACTTATATCAATGATAGGTTAAATGAAAGTTTAAAGTTCTAAGTATTAAACTTTTATTGTTTAAGTAAGGAATAAAATCCTGAGAGGTTCCAATAAAAGAAAATATAGTATCAACAAAAGTGGATGAATGTTTAAGAGGTTAACAACATCCGACAAAGAAACTAGTAATTAGATTGATACTCCCTTTGGATATGGGGATATACGGTAGGGCACTGATATTACGAATTGATTTATAAAGTAATTGAGTATTTGAAGAAGAGTGAGTTTTCTTTGGATATAGAACCTCCTATACATATAGGATAAAAGAATATATGAAAATACTTTAAAAAAGATTTTTTGGTATCATTACTATTACGTATCTTTGTTAAAACAAATGAATATGAAAATCAAAACAAACAAAATGAACAACTTAGAAATCTGTAATCAATTAGCGGAAGAACTTTATGGTGAATTTGGATTTACTACATGTGATGAAGAACAAATGTTAGAAATCTTAAATATGTTGGTTGAAATAAAAATAAATCAAAAATAATTTTTTTAATTCAAAACAATTACATATCTTTACAATTCAAATCAAAACAAACAAAATGAAAAATTTAAATGAACTTTATCAAGAATTAGAAATTAACAAAATGTCAAAAAAAGAATTAAAAGTTGCTATTAAAACAACCGAAAGATTTATTAGATATTTTACAAATACTTTAAATTTAGATGCAACTCATTCAATTCAAATTCAACATCTTAATGAAATAAAATTTAAACTTATTTCATTATTATCAAAATAATTACATACCTTTGTTAAAACAAATCAAAATGAAAAAATTAAGTTTAAAAACATTCCAAAGATATCTAAATTCTGCAGATAGCACTATTACATGTGGAAATGAAGTAATTCTACTTTTAAAAAATGGTAAAGAAAGAAAATTTCCTAAATCTTATTTAAAAGAACATGTTGAAGAAATTAAAAAAAAATATAAAACTAATTAAAATGAAAAATCACATTATCTTAGAATTCAAGAAAAACGGAGTTGTTAAAATTGCAACTGAGATTGCACCGTGTCAACTACCTTTAGTAAAAGATTATATCACTGACACTTATATTAATGAGACAGGTGGTTTAACAATTATTGTATCAATTTGTAAAAAATAATAAAATGAAAAATAAATACGGACAAGCAAGACTTGACATTCAATTACACAATGATGTAATCACAGTATATCACGAAGACGGCAGCATCTTATTAAGTTGGGATGCATCTCAAAAAGATTGGGATAAGATATTTTATACTTTACAAAAGTTAAGTGATATGGCAGACCTTAAAGAAAAAGGTATTAAGGATATGCATAATAGAATTGACAATATGAGTGTTGAAGAAGTATTAAATTTAGCAGAACTATTAAATATTAAATAATGAAACTAACTGAAAGAGAACTTGATATATTATTACATATTAATAATAATGGAAAGACTGATGTAAAGATTACAAGAAGGATTATGAAGCAAGGTAATGCTCTATATGAAAGAATATGGAAACTTGAAGCAATGGATTGTATAACAGTTAAAAGAACAATTGGGCATCCATCTTTACATTCCATTACTGAACATGGAATTAAAATAATTCATGAAAAATTATTTGCTGAAATATTAACATCACCAAATATTGATTAATTCAAATGGATTACTTATCTTCGGAGGAATACGACCTTATGTTCAATGATGAATATGAACTATGGTTATTAAATCAAAACAAAAAAAAATATAAAAAAATGAGAGACACAGTTTATTTTGTAGCACGTCATTTAGTTAAAGGAATTAGCATAGATAACATTTTTAGCAATTTTAGGAGTAATTATTTTGAGATAATAGAAAATGCTAGCAATAAGGATTTGGGGTCAGCAATGAGCTTTTATGAAGACATACAACATGAAATACATGATAAGAGAAGACTATTCTTAATAAGTTGTGATTATGACCCAAGCGAAAGTCTTGATGAAATGTGGTGTGATGAGGTTGCAGAATTTTATACAGATTTATTTTTTAATTAAAAAAGTATTACGTATCTTTGTTAAAACAAATCAAAATGGAAAATCAAATAAAAACCGTAGAACAACTACAACAAGAAATTGAAAGACTTAAATTAGCTGAAGTAGATTATAAAAGTCGTGTTGAAAATTATAATAGTATGATACAAACCTTTCAACAATTTAAAGGTAATGTTGAAAACGAATATTATAATATACGTCAAGAAATTCGTGATAACCAACGTGATATAGCAGCAATGTTATGTCCTTTTAAAACTAATGATAGATATATTGTTGATAAAATTGTGCATGACAATATTGATTTCTTTTTAGTTAAAATTGAAGGTATTCGTTTTGACCTTTATACTAGTAGTCTTGATAAAAGACTTATTAGTCATACAATAATATCTTTAAAGGGTAAATCAAGTATAACTAATAAATGGAAAATTATACCAACGATGACTGAACAAGAATTACAATCAATAATAATAGCAAAAGCATCATGTTAATAACACTATCAATAATTGAAGGTTTAGATAATCTTGAATTTCATAATGAAGATGTATCAATAAGATTTTATAACTACATGGACAGAATGTGGGGCGAGGTTAATAATAATGAAACAAATGAAACATTATTTGAATGTCAAATAACAAATTCACATGAATTAAATCAAATATGTGAAGAAATTGCCGAATATACCGACATGGATAGTATAACTGTCTTAGGTATTATTATTAAAAAACTTTTGGATAATGAGAAAAAATAATTTTTTTAATTAAAAACATTTACGTATCTTTGTTTAAACAAACAAATAAAAATAAATCTTATGGAAAATTATCAGTATGTAGCAAATGAAAGATGGTTCAAACAAATCATCTCAATGTTAAAAACAAATGGTGTATGGACTTGGCCTGACCAAATGGAAAGTTATCAAATAGTTGATGGTAAGTTAAAACCATTAACAAAACGTGGTGAAAAAAAATTAAAAGAAATTGTAAGAAAAGAATTTTATAACAATAATTGTGTATCTTTGTAAAAATAAATATTATGTTAAAACGTGAAATGATTAATATGAAAAATGATGATGTAGATGCAAGTCCATTAACCTTTAAGTTATATGAACTTAAAATATTACATAACATGTTAGTTGAAAGTCTTGAGGAATATCCTGAATATCCAATGGATGTAGTAATCTTAAATAAGATTAAAGAAAAAATTAAAGAAAAAGAAATAAGATTAGTTGTAGATGCTATCTTTGGTCATAGAGATGAAGAACAAAACTATTGGGAACATGTTGAAAATCAATATGAACTTGAAACTAATACCTCTCAGCTTATTGAAGAAGCTGATGACCTACCATTCTAGACTTTGTTTTGGTTTTCCTTTGCATATAAAAAAACCCTCTCCTTATAGTTTTATTTTCATTTTACTATTTGGTTGAGGGTTTTTAATTATCTTGGTAATTTATTAGGCATTCTGTGCTTTAATATATCCACATATCTTATTTGCACTTTCTTCATCATGACCTTTATCTAATTGGTCAGCAATACATTCATCCCAAGAATAATCGGCAAGTAATACAGGTTCTTCAATTAAATTATCATCTTCTTTACTTAATACAACTGGTGTTGATGGACTAACAACTTTTGTTGAACAAGTTGCATAAGCAGTTCTATAATCAGCACCCTTTGCTTTTTCAGTTGCAATACATTCTCCTAAGGCACTATCAGCAGGTATTCCAGCAAAGTCTTCCATCTTATTCCAATATTTATAAAATGAATTAAATCCATGCAAACAAGCATTTAATCGTTCTCTCATATTAGGATGTTGTAATCTCATACGATTATTCTTAGAACATCTTTCAAGATACTTACCTCTGTTTTCATTCTTTGTTGGTTTAAGAACAAATACTTCTTCTGTCTTACTCATATTTTTATTTGACCATTTGTTTTTGCAAATAGCCGTGGCTTGGTCATGACCGTATTCATTGTATATCTTGGCAATACATCTTGAAATATATTGGTCTGCATTTTCATTATTGGCTGGTGAAGGTATTGGCATATTATATTGATTTTCCGTATCCTTTTAACATTTTATTTTCTTCATGTAATTCATCAATCTTTTTTTCTAAATCTTGTATTTTAAGATTTAAATTAATAATTTCATCTTTTAAGTTTTCACATAAAGTTTGATATACACCCATTGCCAATTCCAAATTCTTTAAAATTTGATTATCAGTTTGTGCATTTGACATTCTTTTTGATACAAGAAAAGATGCAACTCCTGTTAAGGCATTTGATATTATTAAAATTAAACTTTCATTCATAATTAAATTCCACAACAATAAAATGTTGGGTCCGCAAAAACTGTCATTCCTCTTGGGATACCGTAATCAGCATATCTATTACCATTACTTAACTGAATTCCGGAAAAGTAGTTCTTACCTAAATGTGGTTGTAATCCACTTCTTGTATTCCATTGAAATACACTTGGATAAAGATTTGAATTAAATATAATTTGGTCAATCATTCTTTGTTCAAAAAATCCACTTCTATCATCCGCTCTTTGTTGCATATATTGCATTTCTTTAACAGAAACACTTTGTTCTGGAACAACAATACCCGAATTTTTAAGTCTCATGTAAACCGATGGTAAACATTCTGCATACGCCGCCCATATAAGACAGGGTTGAACAAAAAACACTAAAAAATCATAGTCAACTTGAGATAAATTATTATTAATAACTCCATTTAATAATTGTTGATAATAGCGTCCTCCGATAATATATTCAATTTTAGTTTGTTGGGCTACGCCAATAAACGGAAGTAGCACGGAAGAAGTGATATTAGGGTCAATATCGGAAAAATTTTTAAGTTTCTGTTCCGAAATGAGCAATACGTCCTGCGGTATTTGACCTGGTAATAATGACATAATTATTTTATTATTTCGTTTGTATTATCAACTACATCTTTGTTTTCATTAACCTTATCTGTAATATCTTTTGTTTCATTAACATTAGCGTCAGTAATTCTAATTGGAGCAGTATCTGGAAGTGATACCATTACAAATTGTTTAATATCAATTTCAGTTGGTTTACCACCATCGCGTAATGATAATAATTTTTCAAACGCCGATTTAATTTCCGTTTGTAAAGGACGGACCACCAAATTTTGAAAATGGTCTTGTGCCTCGAGATGGTCTGAACTCCCTAATGCACCTGGCACTTGTATACCAAGTAATTCAGGTGAACTAATTTGATGTGATGTTAAAATTGTTTCTTGAACCATTTGATTTAATTCAACCCACATTTTATCTGAAGAATTTGATGTAATTGGTGTAATCTCTGGTGCATTATCTTTACTATCACTAAACGTTAAAAATAATTTTCCACTTTGATTTGAACCGCCATATTTGGCATTTAAGTTATTATAAATCTGCTCACGTTCTTCCGGTCCAGGGATGCCTGTATTCAATGAGACAAATAAAGACGGGGAAAGTCCATTACAAATATTATTGAAATGCCAATTAAATATCTCAACTTGTGTAGAAATTGCCGTGGCACCTCCCCAATATGAAGGAGTTGCATAATAATTATTTCCACAAGAGTGAGTTGTGTAATAAAAAATTTGCGAAGGTTCTTCATGATTTGGATTAAACGTTGGTAATCTTCTTGGAACAAACTTTTTTGGAAAAGCCCAATCACTTGAGTAATAAAAATTATTTATTCTATCATTCATGTCAGACTTTTCGGCTCTTAGTTTTGATGTATCAATATAATACATTTCAAATCCTTGTTCTCTATCGCGTCTCCAAACTATATTAATTGCAAACGCTCCATAGAGAATAAAATCTAAACAAGCCTTTGACCATAAATCATATACCTTATCTCCAATACTATTAACCATTTCAAGTCTAGAATTTTCACCAGACCTTAATGTTATTTCTTCTCCTCTTACAGCATACCACTTTGATGTAATTGCTGCTCTATGTGTTGGAGATGAATTGTATAAACGGATTAGTTCTTGTGGTGCAAGATTGGCTGGCCCATAATAAACCCATGGAGTTCTTGTATTAATTATTAAATTTTCTTCAATGATAGGAACTCTAGCACTTGCTGCAAAATCTAATACTTTAAATTCAAATTCTTTATTCTCACTCATAATTATAAATATAGTTTTTTATCTCAATAATCAAATTGTTGTTCCTGATATTGTTATTGTATCTCCTGATGGTGTTGGCAGTGGAACATAAGGTCCTTGATATACTGATAAAGTTAAATCTTTAATCCAGTCATGTTGTGGATATATTGACGCATTGATTTCATCATCAGATATAAACCACTCTTCATTTACATCTAAGGTTGGATTAAAATAAACATCAGGACAAACTAATTCTCCCACTAAACTATCTTTTTGATTGATAGTTAAAATGGCTACGTATTGTATTTCTTCCATAATTAAATTTGACAATTATTTATATCATCAGGTATTTGAATAATTGAATTAAGTTCTGTTTCAGTTAAACACTGTCCCATTTGGTCTGTGTCTACTTTAACAACATAACCCCAAAATTCTGTTGATGCACTTAATGGACTTAAAGAACACATTGCCAATGGTGCATCATACCAAGTTATTGTTTCACCTTGAGGTAAACCTAAACAAGTATTTATTGAATTAATTAAATTAATTCCTTCTTGTTCTGTATTATATTTTAACCAACCTTTCATACTTTAATATTTTAATCCCCATTTATTTTTTAAATAATTATTAATATTTGTTTTTTCAGTTGAGGTTAATTCTCTTGTAAATAAAATTACTTCTCCAATTTGACCAGTTAATGCCGTAGTTGTGCCTGTTTCATTTATTAAAGAAAGTGTTCCTGCAGAAGGAAAGTTTTGAACTGTTGCTCCATTTGAACCTGCTGTTGTTGTTTCTGTAAATGCACTTGTATTACATTCAGAATAACTTATTGGCGTTGCTGCAGATGTTGAAATGTAATCAATTATTGTTTGACCACTATTTGGTCTATTTGTTAATGCACAATCTCTTCTGAAATATAAAAAACTAGAACCATTAAAAAGAGATTTAAAATAATTTCCACCATTATTATTATATGTTGATACTGAAGAGGCTCCTGAATTAAATGACCATCTATATGGTTGGAAACCGCCGCTTTTTTCACTAACAACAACTATTCTTGTCCAATTTGAAGAACCTGTTGTTGATATATTTGAATTTACCCAATCATTAGAAACTGTTGTTGCTGATATTACAACACTTGAAGAACCGGTCCAAGATGAAATTGCTGGTTGGTCCGCAGCATTAGTTTGAGTAAATGCTGTTAATCCACCATAAACTCCTTTATTTGTTATTTTTTCTAAGAAATTTGTTCCTGCCCTAAATGTCATTGTTGCGGTATCTGAGAAATCCACCCAAATAACTGGACTAAGTGATGCTGGACTAAATGGTGTTGCAGTAGGAGTTGGTGTAGGACTTCCTGTTTGAGTATTAGTATTAGTAGGTGTCATTGTTTGACTTGCTGTAATACTTGGTGTAGGGGTTTGAGTTTGACTTGCTGTGTTAGTTGGCGTTTGTGTTTGAGTTATAGTATTTGTAGGGGTTTGAGTAGGGGTAGGAGTATTAGTAGGAGTTTGTGTTTGGCTTGCCGTAATACTTGGAGTAGGCGTCATTGTTTGTGAGGCAGTAATACTTGGCGTAGGAGTATTTGTAGATGTTTGTGTTTGAGTTGGTGTAGCCGTTAAAGTTGTTGTAGGGCTAGGAGTTTGAGTTTGTGATGCAGTAATACTTGGAGTTGGCGTTTGAGTAGGAGTTTTAGTATTAGTAGGAGTTTGGGTAGGGGTTTTAGTTTGAGTTGGGGTAGGAGTATTAGATGCAGTTTGAGTTGGCGTAGCCGTCAAAGTTGTTGTTGTGGTTGGTGTAGGAGTTTGTGTTTTTGTATTAGTAGGCGTAGGCGTTGAAGTCTTTGTATTAGTCGGAGTTTGTGTTGGTGTTTTGGTTGGAGTATGTGATGCAGTAATACTTGGTGTAGGAGTGATTGTAGATGTTGTGGTTGGACTTGGACTAATCACTGGTGTTTCTGTAGGGGTTGCTGTATTGGATGGCGTAATGGAGGCTGTAGGTGTGTTTGTTGGTGTTATTGATGGAGTTGGAGTATTGGTTGCAGTCTCAGTAGGAGTTTGTGTTGGAGGATTTAATTCATTAGGAGCAAAAATATAGTTTGCATTAAATTCATTTGGAGAAATAAATTCTTCATAATAATCATTTGTTGTAGATGAAGACATTGCAATTACGGTAGCAATACCAGTTTCAACAACATTATATGCTAAGGCTGGATTAAGATTTTCAGGAATTTGTGCAACTTGTTCATAGACATTATAAATATATTGACCTTCAAATGGAAAAGCAATTTCATTAGCACCTTGTCCTTCAACAAAAACAAATTCATCATATCTACTTTTATGTGTTGACACATTTGGTAAAACAAATCTAACTGTTCTTTTTGAAAAGATATGAGTAAATGAAAATAACCATTGTGGATTTGGTAATTCAGCATTTTGTGATACTGTTATTACAATTGTATTTTCCTGGTTAGTCTTTATTAATATCATGATATAAAAATAAAACACAGGAGAGTAATGTATACCCTCCCATGTTTAAATTGTTTTGTGATTATGCTATCGTAAAACCTTGGATAACACTTGCAAGAGTGCCACTCAAAGAATTGATAGGGAATTGTTCAAGAGATTGGAAAGTCATGTTCAGTCCGTTGGCATCGCCAAGGGCCTTTCCGGAAACTTGTGTTCCCGCACTTATGAAACTTCCGTAGTTTTGTCCCATTAACCAATAATCTCCGTTGTTGTCTTCATAGACAACCGCTAATTTTTGATTTTGAGCTAATACTTTAAGAATGTTTCTTTTCTCTTGTGTCATCTTAGCAAAGTATGTTGCTAATTCATCTTGATAGTAAACGGTTCCCGCTTCTAAACTCGCATTCACAGTTTCTGTAAATTGACTAGAAGTCCTGATAAGTTCATAAGTATAAAAAACACCTGAACCGCTTATTGAAGTAATTTGGTCTGGTGTAGCTCCTGTTGAACCAATGAATGTGATGTTATCATAATCAGTAATCCACATTGTTGCTACTCCACCCGCATTATCGCGACATCCCAAAGGAATGCCAGCTGTTATATTACAAGCCATAAAAATTAATTTATTATTGTTTTAGTTTATTTTGTTTATTTAAAGAAGGAGGATATTTCACCTCCTTCAATAAAAATATTATAATCCGTTCGTCACGAAAAATTCTGGGAATGCTAGAGCGGTTCCCAATTTCCAAGCACTCATAATTCTGACCTCTTGGAAATCCATAGAAAACCAGCTTCTGAAGCTATCTTCATCCGACATTAAATCCGTTCCTGCAAGCATGAATTGCATCGGACCTGCTGCAATTAAATCTGTGTTTAATCCAGGACAACCAACAACTTTAAAGTTTGTTTGAGGATGGTATACTTCATACACTTGACCTAATTTTTCATTTCTTGTATCAATATGAAAATTGTTAACATTTCTCAAACTCGTCAAATAACATTTAAAAGCGGGTAAACCCATATAAATAATAACATCATCTCTTTGGAAAATATTTCTATTTAATGCATCAATAATATTATCAACTTGCTCTAATACTCTATTTGCTTTTTCTTGAACTGTTGCACCAGTGATTGAACAAAGTGCTGTTGCACCTGTTAATTGATAAACACCTGCTGTATTTGCAAATAATTCAATGAAACCAGAGAACGAACTTGAACCTGATGTAGCCTGCCATAGCGTATCCTCGTTAAAACGCTTGATTTGGCGCGTCTGAAGGTCTACTATCGCTTGTTCAAATGGAGCATTTTCGTTATATGAGCCCGCGTTTAAAAACTGGCCAAGCCATAATTCGTTTAGAGATTGTAAACATAAAGATTGATTTACTTTATATTGTCCAACTGTAATTGGTGCTGTAGTAAACGTTGTTGAACCGGAATTTTCCCATCCACAAGTATTACCATTTTGCACTTCTAATGTTTCACTTAATAGATTGACATTTTGTGTGCCTTTAATTCCCAAAATGACATTTAAATACGACATTGTAATTGGAGACAACACGGCCTCTTGAATAATATCAGTATTTAATTGGTCTACGTAATTACTAAGACCAGCTAAGTCATATGAAAAGTCTAATTTTTTTAATGATTTTTTGTAATTCATTTTTTAAAATTTTTATTTTTTTAATTTATTTGTTTGAGAGTAATTCTCTCATTTTTCTGAAGCTGTCCAATTTTGTATGTGGAGCATTATCTTCAAAGTTTACAGTTTTTTGATTGTATACTTTTTCACCCGCTGGTTCTTTAGCAAATTTTGTAAATTTTGTTTCAAGACCAGTAAATTTTTGTTCCATTGCATCTAATTTATCTTCAAACTTTTTTAAGGCTTGAGCAAATATTTGTGCAATTTCAACCGCTGACATGTCTTCTGTCTTTTCAATTTTTTGTTCTTTGGAAGATGCATCTTGATAACCGTCAATAACTCCACCTGTAATAGAAATCATCTTTCCACCTTCAGTTTCATATTCACCATCAGCAATTGCACTTAAAGTTCCGTCATATCCGACTTTTCTAACCATGACATCCACTCCTGGTTCGTCATTGCCAAGTCTTAATACTTCGCCACTTTTAAGTTTTACATCACCAAATTCCATTTCAATTTCTGACATTGTCTCATCAGCAATTTCTACTTTTTCTTTTGCGTCTTCAACCTTAGCGTCATCCGTAATTTCAGTATCATTTCCCATTTTAATCTTGGAAACTTTACCATCCATTACTTCAAGTTCTGAACCATCTTCAATTTTATGAACTCCATCTGGAGCTGGTATCATGCCTTCATCGGTTGCAACATAGATTGGACCGCCTACTTCTAAATCACCTTCCATCTTAAGTTGCACACCTTGGTCGGTTTTGCACTCATAAAATTTTTGAGGAGTTAGATTAAGGATTGTCATAATCTTGTTAATTGCTTGTTTACTATTCATCTGTAATTGATTTAAGTATTTGAGTAATTTGGTTTATTTGTTTGTCCTCTTTTGAGAACATAGATTTTTCAGCAAATAACCCTTCAACTGAAAATCCATTTAAAGATTTCTCTTTAATCATTTTCCACACGCTATTATCATTAATCTTCATTGAAACAAACCATGTTCCCGATGGAAGATTAAATCCATATTTGTGTGATTTATCGTAAACTGGGTCATCACTAACCCAACTCTCTGTTATAAATACTTTTTCAGAACCTAATTTTTTACCATCATGTTCTACACTGGCTTCATCCGTGCGCTTTTCTCTTAAAAATTTGGCGGACATTTTTTGAATACTCTGTTTACTAAAATAAACGTAGTAAGGATTTCCTAATTCATCATAACGAATAATCATTTTATTGGGTATCATTGCTGCCCCAATAATCATTTTCTTTTCTTCGTCTAATGCAAAGGTCTTCTTTAATATATTATCCATTACTTATTTAAAGTTAAAAGGTATAATGTTTGTGCAACTAATGCTGCTATCTCGTCAATTTGATTTTGTATCCAACTTTCTTGATATAAATTTTTTCTTTCAGTTTGAACGTAGTCATACACTTTTTTAAAGTATTCAATAACTTGTTCTACTGATACATAATCTTCTGGGTCATGTGTTGTATAATCAACAGGTCTTCCATAAATTCCTGCTGTGCTTTCAACTAATCCATCTAACAAATCTTCTATTTCTTCATAAAAACCATTTAAAGTTTTATGTGTTGAATAAGACGTTGTTTGATTATGCCAGAATACGGCTTGTTGTTTACAACTATTTAAACTTGATATGAATTCTACAAATGTTGCCATGTTAATTAAATAATTTTCTATCTGCTAACTTAAAAATTGCTGCACTCATCTTTTCTTTTTCAAGTTGATTTATCTTTCTTTCTGACCATGATAATCCTGCTGCACCACCCCATGCGTCATACATAAGTTTTCCACATCCATCTTCATATCCTTTACTTGATTGTAAATCAACTTTATGTCTTGATAAATATGAATACATTCTTTTAACAGTGTCAACAGATATTGCTTCACCTTTTGCAAGTTGATTTGCTCTTTGTTTTCCAACACCAGTTCCACATGAACCCCAACCGTTTTTCTCAGCATAGTTCAATGCTCTTTGTGCTGCACCTTTAACTCCTTCTGGATAATCAGTAATGCTTTCAGCAAAGTCATCTTTTGTCATTTTAACTGGAACACAGTTTGGAGAACCATCATCTTTTAATCCTATTGGTTCATAACCATCCCAACATGGGTTTGGTTCTATATCCATCTCTTCACTCATAAGATATTGTCTATCTTCTAATCCGTTTCTTTCAGTTCCTTTCTTCCATTGTTTTGCATCAGGATTACTTGCATTTGCAATTGTTGGTCCTGGTCTTGTATCTGGTCCTACTACTATATCTTCTCCACCTTCAATTCTGTTTCTTGTTGAAGAACCATCATTTCTAATTTGTCCTTGTTTCTTGTATAATAATCTAACCCACGCATGACGACAGTTATACGAACCACGAAATAAAAATATATTGTAAGAGCCAAATTCTGGATTTGATAACTTTTCAATATCTTCAATTCTATAAACTAAATCATTGGCTAACATAGATGCACAGAATGCTCTATTATCTGGGTCTCTTGGACCAATATACTTATATCTAATTCTTAAATTATCTGTATCTAATTGAGATGGGTCATTAGGCGCTGAAAACTTTTCCTGTTGCATCTTATAGACGTCCTGAGGAGTTATCTTTTCAACTTTAACAATATCCCAACCATCATTAATAAGTCTTGAATATGGTTCTCCTGAATTAAATAGAGAGGTATGATTGGAACAAAAATCATCTTCAATTATTGTGTAGGGGTTTAAGGTTTCAACCTCTTCTAATTGGGAATTAAATGCTTGCCAATTTTCTTCATGGGCGGGACGAGATACTAAAGAAATTGCTTCAATGCCAGCTTCTTCATAATCATCATCAATAAATAATTCAATTATTTTTGTTCCGTTCATTATTATTAAATATCTAAAAAGTTTATTATTACCGTTTTTATATTAAAGAACGGGATTTAATTGTTCTATCAAACTGTTGTTGATTAGACATTGTGTTTGATACAACATAGGTTTGAATTGGTCTATTGGAAATACTATCTGTTAATTTTTCAATTAAGGTTTCATTACTTGTTCCACCTGGTTTTATATTACTACCCATTACTGTTCCTCCTGCTGCAAATCCTGGTATACCACTATAATTATTAATTGCTGATAATAGTGGTCTAAATAATTTTGTTGACCTTGCATTCACCACATATTCTCCATCACTTAACATTGCTGGAATACTATCACTTGTTTCACTTCCTTCACCTGCAACATCACCACCTTCCGCTCTTTTAACTATTCCACCTTTTGCTCTTTTGATTGCATTAACATTGATTGGTGCAACTGAAGGTTTTGCTGTTGCTGCTCCTGCTGATGTATCACTTGAACCTGCTCCTGGAACTTTAACTGATAAGATTTTCTTTACATTTAATAAACCTGCAACTACAACAGCACCTGCTGCAATAAAGTTGAATGGAGGAGGATATGCTGCTAATGCTTTTGACGCTCCCGCATAAGTATCAATTGTTGCTTGTGCGATTGCTAATGCCTTTCCTGCAACAGTATCTTTACCAACTAATTCTGCAACTTGACCTAATGCATTACTTACAACACCCGCTAATTCTTCTTTGGATGCTGCTTGTTGTTTATCTAATTCAATCTGTGCCTTACTACTTCCAGCAATTCTTTGGTCATACTCTTCTTGAGTAATTAATTTTTTAGTTTTTGCTTCTTCTAATTGAGCAACATCATTTTTATATTTTTCTCTTAACGCATCATAATATTCACTATCATATTGCGCAAACTTTCCATATTTTTTATCAATTGCATCAATTTCATTTTTATTACCTTGGTCTAATAATTGAAGATATTGGTCATGATAATTTTTTCTTAATTGAAATCTTTTTTCTTCTTCAAGAGTTGTATTATTTGTTATCTCTGTTTGTATCTCAACAAACTTTCCAACTTGTGCTTCATAATTTCCATCAAGGTCTTGAAGTTCTCTGTCTAATTGTTGAAATCTAATTTGATTTCTTTTATCATTATCTTTCTTAAGTTCTTCTTCAAGTAGTCTTGCATACTTTTGTCTAATTGCTGTCTTCTCCGCTTCTGATTTTTCAACACCATTAACCGCCAAAAGTTCAAACTCCATTCTTTGATTTAGGAGCGTTTGTAGACCTTCTCTTGATGTGTCTAGACCTTCAATCCCTTTATCCTTTTCTATTTGAATAAGGGCATCTAATTCAGCAATACGCTTATCTCTAATGACTTTTGCATCATCTTCTAATGCTGATGTTAATTTATCTGCATATTGTTGTCTTAAAACATCTTTTTCTGCTTGAGATTTCTTGGTATCATCTAATTCAAGTTGAAGTCTTTTATTTAATAATTCTCTAAGAACATTTTCTTTTGTAATCCCACCCCTTTTCTCTGCATCAATTTCTAATTGAATTTGTGCATCAAGATTTGCTTTAAGTGCTTCAAGTCTTTCTTTTGCAATTTCTTCTGCTGTCTTCTTATTTTTATCTCTACCCTTCTCAACTATTCTTAATTGTTCACTTAATCTTGCTTCTTCATTTGCAACAATTTGTGCTGTAATATCTTGACCAAATTTTAAAGACTTATCTCTAAACTCTACCGCTAATGCTGTTCTTTGTTCATCAGTTAACTTTGCATAATCTCCTTGTTTCTTTGATAACTTTCTTTGTTCTTCAAATAATTGATTATCAGCACCTCTTAATAATGCAAGTCTATCTTGTCCACCTTGTTTTTGAATATTATAAATTTCTTCCTCAGTCTTACCCGCAATCTTTGCTCTTAATACATTTAACTTAGTTGCATTATCAACTGCCTTTAAATCATTATCTAATATTCTTTGTTGTTCCTTAAGAGTTTCATTTAATCTTTTATTTGCTGCATCCGCATCCCCAGTTGAAGAAACCCATGTTGAGATATATCCAATTAAAGTTGTAATACCCGCAATAACTAATCCAATACCTAAACCTGCTAATACTGCTTTTAATATTGTTCCTGCTGTTGCTGCCGCATTTTCTGCAACTGCTAACGCTCTCATTGCAAAAGTTTGTTCTGTTGTTGCAACAGTATTTACTTCAGCCGCAACAGTTTCTCCATTAACTGCTTTTGTTAATGTTTCAGTTGAGGTTGTTGTGGTATTTGTTGCTGTTGTTGTTGCCTGTAATTTTGCTGTGGCAATATCTAATTCAGTTGAATATCTTTTTTCGTATTTAATTGAATTTTGTAATTCACCATTATAAGTTTCAATTGATTGAACTGATGCTTTATATTCAGTGCTACCTTTTTTTAAAGTAAAAAGTTTTTCTTGTTCTTGACTAATAGACGCTTTTAAGGCTGATTGTAATTGTTTTTCAGTATCAAGTTTATCTTTAAGACCTTTAATTACTTCATCATTTACACCTAATGATTTTTCATTTGCTACAATTGTATCATTAATACTTTTTGCTGCATTAATTGAACTGCCATCAACATTTTGTATTGATGAACTAACATTATTATTTGATGTTGTTAATTGTCCATTACTATCAATAATTTCTTTTTGTTTATCTTTTAAACCTAAGAAATTACTAACTATATTAGATAAATCAGAACCTAATGCTTTGAACTGGCTTTGAATATCTTTAAGACTGAAAGATGAAAATGTTTTTAATAAACTAATTGCATTATCCACCCTTCCCGCTATATCCCCAATAGGACCAGGTATTAATTGTAAGGTTGAAAAGAATTCTCTTGATTTGGTATTAACTCTACTAACACTATCTGTAGTTTCATTAACTTTATTTTTTAAGATATCAAATTCTTGAGTTCCTTCTTCTGTCTTTAATAATTCTTTTTTTAATATCCTTAGTTGTTGTGTTAGCGATAATGTTTGGTCTGTCGCTATCTTGACATCTTGGGTATTAAAATCAAATACTAATTCAACTTTCTGTTTTGCCATCTGGGTTTGTTATTTGAAGGAAACCTAATATTTTCATATTATCAATCAAAGTTTTTAACTGTGGTTGAAGGTCATCCATGTAATCGTTTATTCTATCTGGGAATTCATCTATTCCCTCATCATTAAATATAAAGTTTGTCATAAGTAAATTTTTTTAAGGGCATGGCATTGATGAACAACTTGAATATGGTCCTAGCCAAGCACTTGTATTAATAATTGAATAAGAACCAGGCGCAATAGTTTGAAATAATCTATATTTTACACCTGTGCTTGTATTACAATAAAATGCAGATATACCTGTTGATAATAAAGATGTGCTTCTAACATTAGTTGTTGTATAACTAAGACAAGCTGATGTTGCAAATTGATGCATTTCATAATAATAATATGTTGGTCCAGCCGGAGTTGAGGTTGGTGTTGTTGTTGGATTTGGTGTAGGGGTTTGAGTTTTAGTTGGTGATGGTGTTGGTGCTACATAAGATGGTGTAGGAGTAGGGGTAGGACTTAATCCAGGTGTTGGTGTTGGGGTTTGAGTAATTGCAGGATAAGTATTTCTTCCAATACATGCCAAATATGTATTAACAATATTTGTATAATTAATTGCTTCAGTATCAGTTAAACCAGAACCAATTGTTGCAAAGTAATAATTGTTTGCATAATATTGTTGAATAGTCCCATTATTATTTAATGCTGCAATAGTAATTGAAGAAGTAATATTATCAACATTTGTTAATGATGCAGTATATTTTAAAACTCCATTATAAAAATGTTTTTGTAAATTTGGTGCTTGAGTTCCTGTTATTAAATTAAATCCATTTGGTATTGTTGCTGCTGATGAAGTAGTAATACCGTATGATTTTGCACCATAAACAAATTTACCAAAACTATCATATCCTAAAGAAAAATAAGAACCATAAGTGCTTGGATAGGCCGTTCCAATATAAGTTCTACTTGTTGGATAAGTAGCATTTTGCATATAAACACCCATGTGATTATTTAATGAACCAATAGTGGTTGCTGACAAGAATGTATCGGCATAAGCATTTGTTCCATTTGATGTTGCCCCAAATACTCCAAAACTCCACCCTCCATTAAATTGTAATCTATATGCTGCATCACTATCAACAGGATTTTTACCATTAAATTTAGCACCTGCAACATTGCGGCCTAAGAATGGATAGAATGCTTGTATTTTATTCCAAAGACCATTAGTAAATAATTGTTGGAATAATGTTATTGTGCAAGCACTTATTGTTGGAGTTATAAGTCCTCCTGCACTAACAACAGCATTAAGATATGCGTATGCTTCAGTTGCTCCACTTGGTGGTGGTGTTGGACTTGGTGTATTGGTTTGAGTTGTAGTATTAGTAGGAGTTTGTGTTTGAGTTGGGGTTTGTGTAGGAGTAGGAGTTGGACAACTTGCAGGATATGAAATATAAAAATTATTAAATGCTGTTTGTCCTTTTTGTGGATATAAAACACCACCATTATTTATAACTCCCATTATGTCTAATGTTCCTGTTCCTAATGGTAATAATGGTTGATAACCCATACTTAAAAATCCACCAACAGTATCAAATAAATCAAAGTTTATTATTTGATTTGGAGTAGGATTACTAAATCCAACTAATTGCCAATATTGGTTCAATATTGAGTTATAATATTGATATACAATTGCTCCATTACCTGTTCCATCAAGACCAGTCATAAATGTTGCACCACCTGTATTTGCTGAGAAGTATCCATAATTAAATGAGCCTCCTGAATAAGTGTAAGTTCTTGTATAAGTTCCAACTGCTCCAGAATAAACCGGATTTGAATTTGATACAATTATTTGTTCTGGACAAATAGGATTTGATGTTGCTGTAGGAGTTTGTGTTTGTGTGTTAGTAGGCGTTTGTGTATTAGTTGGCGTCTGTGTATTAGTATTTGTAGGAGTTTGTGTCTGTGTTTGTGTTTGCGTTTGTGTCTGTGTTTGTGTTTGCGTTTGTGTTGGAGTAGATGTTTCAGTATTAGTTGGCGTTTGAGTTGGTGTTCCAGTATTAGTTGGGGTCTGAGTAGGAGTTGGTGTTTCACTACTTGTTTGGGTTGGGGTCTGGGTATTAGTTGGGGTTTGTGTTGGTGTTTGGCTTGGAGTTGTTGTTGGAGTTGGGGTAAAGAATAAACATTGAGTTATTGATGGAGAACCAATAATATACCAATCAGGATAATTTGTTGAAATACAACCAGTATCAGTATATCTAAAATTAACTTTTGGATAAACAAATTCAGTAAATGTTTGTCCTTGAGGAATTGTTATAATTTGTGTTTGAATACCATTTGAAATACTAACTGGAATTGCCGGATTTGTATCTTCAATTCTTCCTCCAATTGTTGCTGTTATTTTTAATGAACCATAAACATCATAATAAATTAGTCCATCATTTGGACATTGATAAGGAACGGTTGTATAAGTTAATCCAGATACAAAACAATATTCAAGTGGAGTTGTTGATGGTGTTGGTGTAATTGGTAAACATGAACCACTAATAATTAATCCATTAAGATTAACCAATGGTTTATTATTATCCATACAAACACTTTGTCCATAAGTTAAATAATAATATGCTTCGGTGCCAGAACATGTTGTTCCTGATACATATTTTGCACCACCTGATGGGTCTTGATGAACATAAAAATTACAACTCATAATATTAAATATCTTTTTTTATAATACAGAACATGCTGTATTACATGATTTAAAATTTATTGTATCTAATAATAATCCACCAGTCCCAACCGTTGTTGTTATTAATGTATAAGTATAACCATTTGGATATAATGCTGGATAGAAATTACCATAATTTGGTGATACTGAACTTGGTAATGCAACTAATACATTTGATTGAACAAATGCACAACCTGGATTTAAACATTCATATTCATCCGCTAAATAAAAAGTATAACTAACCGCTGGACTTTCAGTTGGAGTAGGAGTTATTGCTGGTGTTCCTGTTGGTGTTGGAGTTAATCCAATTGTTGCAGTAGGAGTTTGTGTTTGTGTTGGAGTTGCCGATGGAACTGGTGTTGCCGTTGGTGTTAATCCAATTGTTGCACTTGGAGTTGGTGTCATTGTATTAGTCATTGTTGGGGTTGGAGTTATTCCTGCTGGAACATATCCTGTGCAGACATAACCTGTATTACAATTACCATTTCCAACTCCTATTAATGAACTTGTATCAATACCATCTGAAGTAAAATATTGAACTACACCACCACTTCTTTGAATACATTGTTTATATGTTCCTGGTCCCGTTGTAAACGCTCTTCCTGTTAATACACCAAAACAATTATTATAAGTAATGCTCGCAATAAATCCTCCTTCTTCTGATGTTGTTGCGGATACTATAATATCATAACAGAAACATTGGTCTACAGGAGGTGTTGTTGGAGTTGGTGATGGGGTATTAGTTGGTGTAGATGTGTTTGTTGGTGTTGGTGTTGGAGTAGGTGGAACATAATTACAATCAACACAATTTGCATAAGTATTAACAAAGTCATAATTAATTAATGATGCACTTGTAATTGATATTCCTGATATACAATATGTTATATCTGTTGTTGGATTTTTAACTTTATAGATTAATGCGGTATTTAATGATGTTGTATTTGCTGTGAAATTATATTCATCACTTCCATTACACTCTATCCCTCTAAAATAAAATACTCTATCTTCGTTTGGTTCTTCTTGAACTATATTAAATGGCGTTCTTCCTGTGCAACCACAATCAGGATATGCTCCGACATTTGTTGATGTATAACCACTTCCAATATAATAATGATTATAAGTATCTAATGGGTCATACTCTCCAATTGAAACAGAATAACAACCAAGATAACTTAATGCATCATCATATAATTTAACATAAGTTCCTGCGTAGGCATATAGATTATAATTCAAATCAGAGTTTGAATGTAATGTTGCTCCTGAACTACAAGGTATTAAATCATAATACAATATAGGATGAGACTGATAATCTTTTGTTAACTTAACTAATTCAATATCACATACCGCAGGTTCTAAGGCATTCCAATTTGTTATCTTATTAATTCTAAAATAAGTATTGTTGATTAAAATTTTTTCTTTCCAAGTTAAAGACTGAATATCATTTGGATATAAATAAATCTTAGTTGAATAGATTTTATTTTCTTCACTAATTATATCATCAATATAATCTTGATAGTATATGTTATACAAATCATCATTAATAAATGTGAATTCAGATGGAGTAATATTAGTTTTATCTTCTCCTCTAAAGTTTGTGTAGTGTGAAAAGTTATTATAGTTGAATGGGTATGTTGTAAATCTATTAATGTTTGTCCATCTATCTTGTTGTAATTGGTTCATATACCAATACTGATATTGACTTGGTGGTGCTGTATTACATGATGTTCCATTACTTGTTATAGTTAATGTTGGATATGGAAATAAAACTAAAGGATAATATAAGGTATACGGATTTGCACAACCTGGTAATGTATTCGAACCAACAGTGCTTCCATAATAAACTTGTTGCACTCCATTACAGTCATTATAAAATAATGGTCTTCCCGCTAAATTTGTTGTATAAGTAATTCCTGATGTGCAAGTTGTTGATGCGGTTGTTCCTGACCCCGCAATAAAACCATAGTTATCATTTGGTAATGTTAAACCTCTGAATACCATTTTTGGTAATATCTTAAATGGAACAAATGTTTGTAATGATTTACCCGCATTATCAATTGTCTTAACTTTTGACATTGAAGATAATGTAATCAATGGAACAAAAGAGTTTGAAACTGTAATATCAATTGGAGATGAAAATAAAAAATCAAATTTAGTAATTGTATCTTTATAATCTAAATTTAATTGAAACTTATCTGTTCCAAATATTCTATTAGTTTGCCCTTTAAAATCTTGGTTGGCGTAATCTTGGTCTAACTTAAATTCAAAGTGTAGTGTTCCATTTAATAATGAACTTGTTGGATATAAACTTTGTATTGAATTGGCATCAACCTTAGTTGTCCAATCTAATACTACCCCACTTCCAACATAATCTACGATAGGTTCAATAATTAATTTCTTCGGATAGTCGGGATTTGGAACTACAATTAAATTAAAATATTTATTGACCGATGTTATAAAATCAATTTGAGAATAATCATTTGGTGGGAATTCAATATCATAATTAATAATTGAACCATTAGGAATAAATCTTGGTGGATTAATTATCTGTGATGTAAAACCACTAATATCAATATAATCACCTTGAAAATAAAACTCTAATTGACTATCCCCTGATATATTAAATGTTCTCTCTATTGAAACCGGTTGTGGTGTTGTATCACAAAAATTTGTTCCTGGATATAATGTTTCAGTTGTTGTTCCATCCGCAAAAAAGAAATATAAATAAGGTAATATCCCTGCATCTGGGTCGCACTGCACTCTTGGTATTACCGTAAACGTAAATCTAAATTGATATGACGCCGCAAACTCTGCTGGTATATTAAATGAACTTGTTGTTGCTGTCCATCCTAAACTATTACATGTAATCCCGCTTGAAGGATTAGTATAAGTGTTATATCCATAATCAACTGGAATATTTTCATTATTATAAGTATAACATGCCGCAATTGCATTTCTTGAATAAATACTTTCATCAACAAATTTTAGTGGCATGTAAAATCTTTTGAAATAAGATGTATCAAAAAATGAACTTTCTATTTCATATCCCGCCTCATTAACTATCGCTGAATATAATTCTTTAATCTGTATTGAAGGTTTAAAATAATAATCATGCACTGGGCTTCCAGTAAAATCAAAGTTTGGTGCTTGAGGTGTATATTGTAATGTGGTTGCGTTGGCTTGAGTAAATTGAACTAATGGTGTGGTTCCTGAATTAACAGTATTACCTGAAATATATTCATAACCAATATTGTATAATCCCCACATCGTCTTACCGTTCTGATATGAATAATCTGTTGTTCCTGTTAATGAAAATAAATTGGGGTCAAGGTTTGAATATAATATTACATCTTGTGAATAAGGATGATTTAAATAATTCAAATCTAAATCAAATAAAAACTTATCACCAATGTTTGACATTAAGTCTCCAATTTGATTATAAAAAGATACTGAATAAATTATCTCTCCTTTTTCAACTGACACTGAATTTAATCTAATATTGCCATGCATGATTTCATAACCATCCCATAACAAACTTGCTTCAAACTTATTGTTTGGATTAAAGTCTGTTGGTATTGCATTCAATTCATAAAAGAAATTAAAGACTATGTTATTTTTTTTTGAACCAGGTAATGTAAAGGTTTGAGAAAAATTACTATTCTTCTTTGTTATGTCTTGCAATTCAGCAAATGACATATTAAGTAATACTGGTTCATTTTGATATAAATCCAGAAAGATATTTTTTCCGTCAACCGTGGTTCTAATTTGTAGCATAATTAAACAGGGAATTCAAAGTCGCGATAAGGAACTTGTTTAAGTTCTATTGTGTATTGAAATAGTCTTTGATATTTTTGTTCCAATACTTTTACTTCTTTATTTTGAACGGTGCATGGTATTAAGTATGGATAGATGTATTCTTGATTTGTTGCTGGCAACCAGTTGTCTTCAATAATATAAACATATGGGGACATCAATAACTCTTCAATAATAATACTATCATTTTGTTGAACGTAATTACTATCCACAGTTAAAAATTCTTCTGCTTGACCATAAAATACTGTTTCAGAACTATCATAAGATTGTCTATTCCAAATTTTAGTATT